CCCTCGAGGACCAGCTTCCTGACGGCATAGAGATGATTGGCGAAGAACAGATGATCGAGGTCCAAGCTGCGGCTTACGATCACAACGCCAACTTGGCTGAAGTACTTGACGACTCGGTCCTCGGTTCTCTGTCCTCGGATCTTCAGGACAGGTTCGAGCAGGACAAGGACTCTCGTGACGATTGGGCCGAGGCCATTGGCAAGGGTTTGAAGTTATTGGGTGTGAACTACGAGGAGCGGTCTGAGCCGTTTCTTGGTGCTAGTGGCGTACACCATCCATTGTTAAGTGAAGCGGTGACGCAGTTTCAGGCGCAGGCGTATAAGGAAATGTTGCCAGCGGGTGGTCCAGTTAAGACATCGGTTCTCGGAACTCCGACCAGACAGACCGAAGAGCAGGCCCAGCGCGTCAGCGACTTCATGAACTATCAGATTACCGAGGTGATGGAAGAGTTTGATCCGGACACGGATCAGATGCTGTTCTATTTGCCTTTGACGGGTTCGACTTTTAAGAAGGTTTACTTTGATCCGGCAAGACAGAGGGCTGTCAGCAAGTTTGTTCCAGCTGAAGATTTGGTGGTGCCGTACACTGCCAGTGATTTAAACACAGCGGAGCGGGTAACTCATGTGGTTCGGTACACGGAGAATGAGCTTCGTAAGATGCAGGTTGCCGGGGTGTACCGTGATATTGATTTACAGGCTCACGAGGAGGATGAAAATGCTCAAGGACCGATTAGAAGCACTACTAATGAATTGCAGGGTATTCGGCCTTCATATAATGATGATGTTCACACTTTGCTTGAGATACATACTGACCTCGATCTTGAGGGGTTTGAGGATCTTGACGAGATGGGTGAGCCAACAGGTATCAAGCTACCCTACATTGTCACGATTGACGAGGCTTCTGGAGAGGTTCTCTCAGTGGTTAGAAACTACAGAGAAATGGATCCATTACGACGCAAGCGTCAGTACTTTGTGCATTATAAGTTTCTGCCCGGTTTTGGTTTCTATGGCTTTGGTTTACTGCATACTATAGGTGGATTATCCCGTGCTGCAACCTCGATCCTTCGTCAGCTTATCGACGCTGGCACACTCTCGAATCTTCCCGCTGGCTTCAAGGCTAGGGGCGTTCGGATACGCAATGATGATGAACCGCTTTCTCCCGGCGAGTTTCGTGATATTGATGCTCCCGGTGGTGACTTGCGGAATGCTATTATTCCCCTGCCGTACAAAGAGCCTTCTGGTACACTGGCTCAACTGCTCGGGGTGGTTGTTGATTCGGGCCGAAGATTTGCCCAAGTCGCCGACGCAAAGATCGCCGACGTCAACTCACAAGCTCCCGTGGGAACTACGGTGGCACTTATCGAACAGGGATCAAAAATAATCTCGAGCATCCATAAGCGCTTGCATTATGGACAAAAGAATGAATTTAGATTGTTGGCAGAGATTTTTGCTGACAACCCGATACCATATCCGTATTTTGTGGGTGCAAACGTACCGCCACAGATTATGGCACAGGACTTTGATGGGCGCGTTGACATCCTCCCTGTCAGCGACCCATCAATCTTCTCCATGTCTCAGCGCCTGTCGCTGGCACAGACGCAGCTTCAGCTTGCTCAAGCGGCCCCACAGATGCACAACCTCTACGAGGCGTACAGACGCATGTATGACGCTCTGGACGTGAAGGATATTGATAACATCCTTCCTCCACCACAACCGCCGCAGCCTATTGATCCGGCTACGGAGAATGCAAATGTGATTAAGGGTATGCCTTTGCAGGCGTTCCCACAGCAGGATCACGAGTCGCACATCATGGCACATGCTCAGATGATGGCTTCTCCTGCTATGGCTGCTAATCCACAGGCTATGCTTCTGTTGCAGTCACACTTGCAGGAGCATGTCGGTATGCTGGCACGGGATCAGGTAGGTAAGTTCTTCCAAGAGGCTGCCATGGCTGCACAAATGGCTGGCGAACCAGTACCGCAGATTAACCCTGACATGATTGAGTCTGCCGTTGCACAGCAGGTAAGTGAGATTATGAAGCAGGTTATGCCAATGATGCAGATGCCACAGCAGCAAGATCCACTTGTCGCAATCCGACAGCAAGAGCTTCAAAACGACACGATGGAACTTCAGCGTAAGGCTATGAACGACCAGATGGATTTCCAGATTGATCAGGCTAAGTTGCAGCAAGCTTTTGATTTGGCACAGCAGCGTATGCAGATGCAACAAGGAATTGCTGACGACCGCGCTGACGTGAACATCTATCGTATTAACATGGCTGCCGCTCAAAAGAGGCAGTAATGGAGTGGTACACGTCTTCCTTCTACTCGTTTATGTCGGCACGGGAGAAAGTCGGTACTTGGCTTCAGGAGACATGTACTTCCGTGATATCACTAGATGTAACTTCTTTGCTGGCGAATTGTCGAGAAGGTATGGAAACTACGATCATGTGGACTGGATCGACAGTCGAGACAGGGTTACAGCTTATTGTGTCCCTAAGTATCTGAAGAAAGGCTCCGTGGAGGTGTACTAATATGTTAGCAGAATTGGCGGCTGCTAACGCAGCCTTCTCGGTCATAAGGCAAGCCGTACAGAACGCAGGAGATATCGCCAAGGCTGGTAAGGCTGTTGGCGATTTTGTTAATGCAAAGGAAGAATTGCGACTGCGTGGCGAAAAGAAGAAGCGTAGTGTCTTTGCAGGTGCCGACATTGAAGAGTTTTTTGCATTAGAGCAGATTCGTGAGCAGGAAGAAGAGCTGAAGCAGTTGATGATATATGCTGGGCGTCCGGGGTTATGGAATGACTGGCAGAAGTTTCAGGCTGACGCACGGGTGGCTAGGCAGGAAGCTATTCAAGAGGCACAGCGCAAGCGTCAGGAAAAAATAGAAATAGCTATTATAGCCACTGCTTTAATTTTAGGTGCTGGTGTGATAGTATTGTTGATGTATTTCCTTGTATGGAGTGTGAAAAGCTAATGTGGCAATCACTTATTGGTCCGGTGACCGGGCTACTAGATCAATTTATCGAGGACAAAGACCAAAAGGCACGTCTGGCGCATGAGATTGCGACGATGTCCGAGAAGCATGCTCAAGAGCAGGCTATGGGTCAGCTGGAAATCAACAAGGCTGAAGCGCAGCATAGGTCTATTTTTGTTGCGGGATGGCGTCCTTTCCTTGGGTGGGTTCTGTCTTTTGCGATGGCATGGCATTTTGTCATTGCCCCCTTCATTATCTTTGGCGCAGGCATGGCTGGCATGGAACTTCCAGAGCTTCCTGTGTTTGATATGGACAGCTTGATGACGGTGCTGCTGGGGATGCTCGGGCTTGGTGGTTTAAGAACCGTGGAAAAAGTAAAAGGTATAACTAAGTGAGTGCGGAACAGGTATTGAAATGGAAGATACTCCCAAGATTCATGATGTTCGTGATGACGATAATGTACATTCGGGTGATCGAGTGGGGCATGACTCTGGACGACTTGAGCACTCAGCAGAGCGCGATGATATCAGTGGTCAGCGGCGCAATGACGGGTGCATTTGCGGTTTGGCTCGGAAGCGAGAAACGATAATATTTGACATGTTTGCCTTAACAACGGCTGAACAGGCGGCGGAAAACAGACGAAGAGCTAACTGCCGTTGCAACGAACGGAGTTAGTGCCATGCCTATGACAGCTAAAGGCAAGAAGATTATGAAGGCCATGCAAGAAGAGTATGGTAAAAAGAAGGGAAAAGAGGTATTCTATGCCTCTAAGGCCAAAGGCAAAATTAAAGGCGTGGAGAAGAAAAGTGGCACGACCAAGAGTAAATCAGTTCGCAGACGACCTCGGAATAAGTCGACGCGAAGCGCTTAGTTTAATGGAACAAGGCCGCCGCCGTAAGGATGGTGGTTCTAATGTATTGGAGAATAGCATGAATAAGATGAAGGGCTACAAAGAAGGTGGATCCAAAGAAGTTCCACTTCCTAAGAAGAAACCAGCTGAACCAAAGCGCATAGCACTGCCTAGGCCAAAGATTCCAGAACCGGGCAGCGATGTCCGTAGCTATGGTGAAGACACCACCTACAATATCTATGAAGAAAAGATGGCTTCTGGCGGCTCAATGAAAGTCAAAGGCTACAGTGACGGCGGCTCTTGCCGTGGTGCAGGTAAAGCCATTCAAGGCACTAAGTTTCGCGGAGTAAGGTAATGCCGGGTTACGCCCCCTCAATAGGATCAGGTTCCGCAATGGGGACACAGGCTGGCACCTTTGGTGGTGGTTCTTCCTCTTCCTCTTCCTCTAATGCTGGAAGCAGCCGTCCGGGAAGAACTGAACCCGGTCAGCGTGGACAATTGGCTGCTGCAAATGAGGCTGCTTTCTTTGCAGAGCAGGGCATAACTTCCACAAACCCTTTCGGCAAGCAAGGTTTCTTTAGCAAGTTTTTTGGTATAGACCCCAAAAATATCAGTTACGCTAATATTATGTCCCCCAATCAAATGGCTAATGTAGCTGCTCTTGCCTATGACAATTATCAAAACCCCTATGCAGCAACGAATGTTTTAGGTAAGGCAACTGGGGCGCAGCCAGCTTATGGTATTGTTCGTAGTGGCTTAAAGCCCGGGGACATTACTAAACTTGGCACCGTCAAAGCCTATCGTCAGAACTTATCAATGCCGGGTAGAATTGCGGCAGGCCTTGGTTCATTGTTTGGACCTTTAGGCAGTGGCTTTCTGATAGATAAGGGAACTCAAGTAATTGGTCTTGAGGACAGTCCTCCAATTGATCCTA